AGATTGACCTTCTCGCCGCCAAGCAAACGCTCGTATATCTCCGGCAAGGTGGAGTCTCCACAGATGACACGGTGCTTGCCGAGATGCCAGACATCGCCCGACCGAGCGACACAGGGCTTTTCGAGTTCTGCATCCACATCAAAGTCATCTTCCTGTGCCTCGCCATCGTCTAGTGAGAGCAAGTCTGCGATTTCGGATTCATCGAAGCCCGTGAGCGAGATATCGAAGTCCATGCCCTGCAAGGCTTCCATCTCAACACGCAGCATCTCCTCATCCCATCCTGCGTCAAGTGCGAAACGGTTGTCCGCGAGAATGTAGGCTTTCTTCTGAGCCTCGGTCAGATGATCGACGAATACGCATGGAACTTGCTCGATGTTCTCTGCACGTGCAGCCATAACGCGCCCGTGTCCTGCAAGAATGCCGTAGTCCTTGTCGATGATGACGGGACTCACGAATCCGAACTCCCGCAGACTGCCGCGCAGTTTGTTGATCTGCTCGGGCGAATGCGTCCGTGCGTTGTTGGCATACGGCACGAGCTTGCCGATTGGAACGAGCTTCATCTCCGATGTTGTTTTGTTCAAATGACTTCCCTCCCTACTTCCTCGAACGCAGCAGCCGTTCCATCCGATCCTCCTGCGGCGATCCGCTGAACGTGGTGGTGCAGTTCTGCTTTACGATGTCGAATATCTCATACCAGAGCAAATTGGACTGTTTCTGGAATGCCTGCCCCATCTGGACAAAGGGGCTTGCTATCGCCCCGCCTGTGGTCGGATGCTTGCCGATGAGTCCGTATTGACTCATTGCTTCCTCACACTGAATAAAGCGGGCAAATGCCTGCGCGTAGCTTTCAATCAGGCGAGGATTCACGAGACGCTCACAACCGCGCTCCTTGAGCCACAGCCACGTCTCGCGGAAAATCTCGTCTGCACCGAGCGGCTTTCCATTCCGCTGACGCGCCGATAGGTACTCGCTCGGATTCGGCATCTCCTCACCGTAGAGGTCGGCGGCATCCACAAGATCTGTGCCGTCCAGTTCCGTCATGGGGAACTCCATGATGTGCGCCGTTCGCCCGCCCGCAATCTTATCTGCCAGTGGCTCCGGGTGTGTTCCCC